ACCAGTCGCCGAAATCGTAAAGGAAACAATCATGGAAAGCACGCCAGTCGTCGCCGAAGAAATCATTGTGCCAACCGCACCGATCTTTGCTCAGCCCAAGCGTGAATTCGCTATGCCAAGCGCATCTGAAATGCTCGCCGCTTACCACGCTGGTGGCGACACCTGGCACAAAGTGAACGATGCTTTTGTACAGGCTTCACGCCGTAATCAGACTGCGATTCAAGCAGCAGCTGGTGACATTTTGACATCGGACACGCCGGGCCTCCTTAGCGTTTCGGTGCTCGGACCTGTCTTTCAGGATCTGAACTACGTGCGCCCTGTCGTTAATGCTTTTGGCGCTCGAGCCATGCCGAACACGCCAAGCCGCCAGTTCATCCGCCCGACCATCACAACCCACACTTCTGCAGCAGTCCAGTCCGGTCAGCTTGACGCAGTGTCGGCTACCACGATGGTTGTTGCTTCGAACACTGTCACCAAGTCAACCGTTGCAGGACAAGTCACCTTGTCACGCCAAGACATTGACTTCACCGATCCTGCAGCAATGCAAGTCGTGCTGAACGATCTTGCCGGTCAAGTGCTTATCAAGACTGACGACATTGCAGCCGATGCTTTGGTGACTGGTGCAACCGCTTCAGGTTCAACTTGGACTGTCACGGCCGCCGACCCCACCTCGTTGTTCAGCTCTTTGTACGACGCCGCTCGAGAAATTGCAGAAGATTCAAACTTCTTCCCCACACACTTGTGTGTGTCGCCCGATGTATGGGAAAAGTTGGGTCGCCAGACTGACGCCGACAAGCGTCCGGTGTTTGGTTACAACGCCAACGGCATGATGACCACCAACTCAATCGGTAACGTCTCTGGTCTCCAGTACACCAGCATGAACGTTCTTGGTTTGAATGTGGTCGTTGACAACAACTTTGCTTCGGGAACCATGCTTGTGGTTTACGCACCAGGCTTTGAAATCTACGAATCAGGCCCACAATTGCTCAGTTTGGACAACCCGAGCACCCTCGGCAAGAACCTGAGTATTCACCAGTACTTCGCCACGTTCGTTGCTAAGTCGAGCTTCATTCAGTCAATCACAATCGCCTAACTCTCAGTCCGAAAGGCGGTTAGCCGATCATGGCTGTTTATCAAGTTACTTTCCACCAGCGTTTGGATAACTATGCGGTTGTCCAGACGCTGACGGAACCCGATGTCGCTGTCGGGCAATCAATGACTATTGCTGGTTTGGGTCACGGCCTGAACGGCACTCATGTCATTTACGATCTTCCTGCTTACTTGTTTCTTGGTGTCGACTCTGAAGGTGATCTCCTTTTTGATGTCAACCAGCCGATACCAAACCAAGTTCTTTACTACGACGAAGACGCCGATCTAGACCGTAGTGCCGCAATCCCTCAAGGGACTTTGACTTACACCGAGACTTGTACTTGGGTCACAGGGCCACAGATCGCTACCTATCTCGGCATCACTACCGCTGGTGACGAAACTGCTTTCTTGGTTCAGGTTGCTTCAGCTGCAAACAGTTTCTGTTTTCGTAGACGTCAGGAGTCCGGCTACACCGACTCGCTAACTACTTCACCTGGTGGAGATGTCACCCTCGGTACGCTCATGTATGGCTCTGCCCTGTATCGCCAAAGAGGAAGTGTCGACCAGTTCGCTAGTTTCACAGACATGGCGTCAGCACCCGTTGTAGGGCTCTCAGGGCTCGTCAAACAGTTGTTAGGCATCAGCAGACCACAGGTCGCCTAAAATGGCTTACACCGACTTTCTGAATGAGGCGCTAGATGATCTCGTCACTACTCTCCAAACTATTTCGGGTTTGCGTGTCGTTAACGATCCTCGCAACATTGCTCCACCTTGCGCTTTTGTTGATGCTCCGACCATCGAATCGTGGAACGGCAACATCGTTAAGATGACTTTTCCCGTTACCTTAATTAGTAACGGCCCAGGCAACCTTGACGCACTACGCCAGCTCTTGTCACTCACAAGCCAGTTGGTCACAAAAGACATTGCGGTAATGAGCGCCAACCCCAAAGTTGTTTCAGTTGGTGGCGCTGACTATGCCGGATACGAACTAATTATCCCCCTACAAGCACAGGATTCATGATGAACAAATATGTAATCACAAGTACTCGAGTTGGCGTGATTGGCACAGCGTTTGTTGCTAGCCCGTCCGACGATATTGATTGGTTGATCGCTGGAGGCTTCATTCAGCATTCCGACACTCACCCGAGCAAGGGTGCTAAATTAGCCAAGAAGCCCGACGCAACCGATTCTCAGGAGTAAATCATGGCCACGTCGACTTACCTATCCAATCCGATCGTTTCTATCGGTGCTGTTGATATTTCTGATCAGTGCACGAGTGCAAACTTGTCGCAAAAAATCATGGCTTTGTCTGACAATGCTTTCGGTTCGACTGCTACCAGTTTCACTGCTGGGTTGCAGGACAACACTTTGACCTTAGAACTATTTTGGAGCACGGCCAGCTCGGAGACTTACGCAACTTTCAAGTCGCTTGTTGGCACGAAAATTGCGTCAGTAACCATCAAGGGCACGTCGGCCGCTACTAGCGCCACAAACCCCCTAGGCACCCTAACCAATGGGTATCTTGAAGAATTACCAGTGGTCTATTCGCTTGGAGAGCTCAGCCGTTGCACCATAGTTCTGCGTGGAGGCTCGTTCGCCTGGACTGAAGTCTGATCTAACCAAAAGTTCCTTTTCAATAACAAAGGCTCTCGGGCCCTACTGGAAACAGTTAGTTGAAAAGGTCGCACTCGACACAACAGAAAAGGACCCGACATGAAACTAACGATCCGTTTTGACATCGGTCAAGGACCAGCAACGATCACAAGCACTCTGGCAACACTCGTTGCTTGGGAACGCCGTTTCAAAATGAAAACCAGTGACTTAGCCGACAACTTCGGTATGGAAGATATGGCGTTTATGGCTTGGTATACAGCCAAAATCCAAACTGATCACGGACAAACAATTCCGGTTGAGTTTGATTCGTTTGTTAACAAGCTTGTAGAAATTGAGATTGTGAGCACTGCGTCCTCAAACCCTACGAAAGCGGATCACACCGCCACTCTCTAGCGCAACTTTTGGTCATTACAGGCTGGTGGCCACCTGGTATAGACTTTGACTCGGACGACCTCTCGACAGTCGCCACGATTCTTAAGGAGAGGTGAACCATGTCAATGCAAATACAGGGACTTGAGTCCACCTTAAAAGTTCTTAAGACTGTGCAACCTGAAGTGCAAAAGCAGTTCTTTAAGGACGCTAAGAAGATTCTTAAGCCTGTTGTTGATGAGGCAAAGAAGTTGTATCCGTTTGGTGACCCAACTAAAAAGAATGGTTCTTGGCCGTCTGGTATGAGTCGCACTTGGGCACCTGGTGGCAGGTCGTTGTTTCCCTATTTGCAAGGGACTGCTGTTCGAGGCGTCCGAGTTGAGACGTCATTGTCAAAGAAAAAGGATGCTGTTCTGAGCATTGTTAACAAGGACGCCGCAGCTTCAATTGTGGAGTTCGCCGGCACGAATCCAAACCGCCTTGCCGACGCCCTTAACGGTTGGGCTAGTAAGCCTCGAGTGATGTGGCGTGCATACGAAAACAACGCTGGTGCCGTGGAAGCCGAAATGAAAGTTTCGGTTGATGAGGTTATGGCCAGAATTACTCAATTGCAGAAAGCGGTGTTTTTGTAATGGCTATTCGAATACCAATCATTACCGACCTTCAAGATAAAGGAATTAGGGACGCCAAGAAAGCCTTTGGTGATTTCAAGACCGCTGTTAGTAATGCCGAAGGTGGCTTAGGTAAATTTAAGGCCGGCTCTGGTGCCGTTTTCAATACTGTTAAAGCAAACGCAGCATCCTTTGCAGTTGCAGGCGGTGTTGCTTTTGCCAAGTTTGCAGCTGACGGTGTCAAAGCATTCCAAGACTTAGCGTTAGGTGCCGAAAAGTTTGCGACCTCAACAGGTTTAGCAATTGAGGATGCTTCTCGATATATGGAAGTTGCAGGGGATTTAGCAATCCCCGTTGATGCCGTTGAAGGTGCTATCGGTCGCCTTAACAAAACGATTGGTGCGGACCCTGACAAAGTTCGTGACCTTGGTGTTGATCTTGTTTATTTGGCTGACGGTTCTTTAGACGTTAACGCAACATTCTTAAAAACGATTGAACGAATTAAAGGCATTAAGGACCCAGCGGAAAAAGCCAAGGTTGCAGCCCAACTGCTTGGCAAGGGCTGGCAGTCAATGTCAACACTTATTGAGATGGGTGCCGACGATCTATCTGCCGCCTTGGGCAACGTGTCGGATTCAAAAGTTATTAGTTCTGAAGAACTTAAAAAAGCCAAAGAGTTTCGCGACACGATGGACAAACTCAAAGACATCGTTGAGGATTTGTCACTTGCTTTAGGCGAGGAACTTGTTCCAGTGTTGTCCGCCGTTGGCGATGTAATTGGAAAAGTTGTTGAAGTCCGAGACATGTTTAAGAGCATTCCGGGTGTTACTTGGATGACCGAAAACTTGGCTCCAATAGGAATCCTCAAAAATGGGATTGATTTGCTTTCGGGTGCGGCTGAAGGTTTCTTTGGTTTATTCTCAGACGAAAAAGAAGTAATCCCAGTCTTTGCTGAAGAAATGACTGCGGCTCGAGAAGATGCCGACAATTTCAAAGATGTCATAAAGGAAGCGCGTCTCTATGCCGTTATTCCGTTCAAAGATTCTGTCGAAGATGTAACTGAGGCTTTGATCAATGCTGACACTGCTTGGAAGGACTTGACAGGCAACCTTGAAGAAGAAGTTGCGTTAGACAATGCAAAAACAAAACTGCAAGAATTAGAAATAGCAGCTGCTAAAGCATTCGGTTCAGGTGCGCAAGCAGACATTGATGCTTATGAACAGCAGGCCGCCGACTTTGCCACAATGTTGTCAACTATTGCTGGCAACATGGACAACATTTCGTCTAAAGAAATCTTAATCCGTTACAAAACGCAAGGTCCTGCAGCTGGACTTGAATTAGCCAATTATCTTGCTCGTGGTGCAGAGTACGGCGGTTTGAGTGTTTACGATGCTCTAACCCTTTCGGGTATCTCGGGCGCTCGAGCAAGCGGTGGTCCGGTCATGTCTGGGGGCACTTATCTTGTGGGTGAGCGTGGCCCTGAATTGTTTACACCTGGATCGTCTGGAAGCATCAC